CGGATTCAGTTACATACACAGGATTCGGCAGTAATAATATTGTTATATCAGATCCCAACATATCTGTAGATCTATCAGGTTTTGTACAATATGGTGCAGTGGATAATTCACAAGCAATTGGAACTTCACGTGGAACATTTGATTCGTTCAGCGCTGCTGATTATGATAGTGCTTTCTATTTTGCAGCCACTTTAAACAATACACTTGGAGAATATGGCACAGCTTCTATATCAGCAGTCACTGATGGTTCTGATGCCTTTGTATCTGCTGGAGGTATGGTTTCTACAGGCACAGGTGGTCAATTGACTTATTCTGCAGGATTAGCTGGTGACACTGTGACTGTTTATGGTACGGGAGCAAGTCCAAATAACACTGCCAGCTATCTAAGAATAGCATTAGGAGATACCACTACCACATCTGTGACCACATCACAAGCTATGGCAATAAAAAATCAGATCACTGTTGCTGCCAGCACTGTGAACAATAACGTAGCTGTGGGAGACACTGTGGGTATTACTACTGTTCCAAAGATTGCAGACCAATTCGCAGGTTACAGTGACAACAGCACTATTACCTATGACAGTGCATTCTATTTTGCAGTAACCAAAAACGAGAACAGTGGAGAATTAGGTACTGCCATGGTATCATTGGTACACGATGGATCAGATGCTTATGTTGCAACACACGGTGTAACCAAAACTGGTACAGAAGGTTCTCAAGTGCAATTCTCTGCATCATTGGCTGATTTAAACAACGATTCTACCTATGAAACTGTGAGATTATATGCTACTGGAGGATCTGATCTAAACTCATTGAAATATTACAGAATAAATTTAGGCAGTGGCACAACAGATTCTGCATTAAGTCAAGCATCGAGTGTACTGGCTGCTGAAGAATACAATAACACTGTGGTAGATGCTAATACACAAGTAGGAGAGATGACCAATGTAGGATTAAATGAAAAAGTTGTAGATACTTTCTCTACTTCTTCTTTAAATAGTGGATTTTATTTTGCTGTTACTCGAGATGAAGTAAATGGTGAAATAGGTACTGCTGAAATTTCTTTATTACACAATGGTACCAATGCGTATGTATCATCAGGTAACGTGGCTCAATCAGGTTCAACCAATCATCAAATGACCTTTGGTGCTGATATTGTTAACAGCAAAGTTAGGTTAGCTGGTACTGGATCTACTAATCTTAACTCAATAAAATATTATAGATTAGGATTGGGTTCTAGCACATCAGCTGGATCTTCTGGCAATACTGCTACTTTGGTTTCTACAGGATTAGGATCAAACACCACAGTATTAGATAGTTGGAGTAAAACATCATATCGAGCAGCAAGATATTATATCAGTTGTACATCTGCTAATGGAGAAGTGAATAATATTGAAGCTCGAGTATTCCATAATGGTACCACAGCCTATGTTAACACATTTAATGATATATATTCAGGCAATAATCCTTTAATACAATTAACTGCTGATATCAGTGGCAGCAATGTGAGATTATTGGCTTCTTGTAATTTTAATACCACTGTGAGAAGTTATAGAATAAGATTGAGTGATTCAGAATCTAGTTCATCGGGCACATATAATAATGTGATTGGATCAACGTCTATATCTTCAACCACAGGTGAAACATTCGATACATTTTCTGCAGTATCTTACAATGGTGCACATTACATAGTTTCAGTATATAATTCTCTATTATCTACAGCATCTGTGTATGATGTATTTGTTGTAACTGATGGTGTAGATGCTTATGTGTCTTCCAACTATGCCTCTTCAGATGATAATGCTCATCTAAACTTTACTGCTTCGTATTCAGGTGGTACTGTAACTGTAAAAGCAGCCACATATAATGGTACCAGCTACACAGTTAATGCTTATAGAACACATTTATTAAGATCAGCAGGTGGATATCGAGTGTTAGATAGCTGGAGTAAATCCACATATAGAAGCGCCAAATATTATATTTCTGCCAGCGCCACAGATACCGGTGAGAAAAATAACTTTGAATTATTAGTTACTCATGATAATACTACTCCTTATATAACTATCTACAATCCTTTATACACAGGCAGCAGTGCTCTAATGGATTTTGATGTAGAAATACAAGCCAGCACTTTCCGATTATTAGCAAAAAACCCTCGAGAGAAAAACTTTACTGTGAGAATGTATCGAGTATTATTGCAAGATTCAGAATCCTCATCTTCAACCACTTATAACAAAGTAGTGGCTGCAACATCGGTAGGATCATCGGCTCAGGCTATTGATACATTTACAGATTCTACTGTGAGTGGAGCTCATTATATTGTTACATCTTATAATTCTGGAGAAGTACAGTCTTCTGTATCAGAAGTATTTGTGGTTACAGATGGCACTGATGCTTATGTTAGCAGCTCGTTCTTATCTACCAAAAACACACCACAATTAACGTTTACAGCAGGATACAGTAGTGGTACAGTGACTCTTTATGCTACCAGTACGGCAGGTAGCAGCACCACAGTGAGTGCTTATAGAACCAACCTATTGAGACAAACTAACTCAGGATTGAATACTATAGATAGCTGGAGTAAAGCATCATTCCGTGGAGCAAAATATATGATTTCTGCGAAAGATACTGACACTGGAGAAGTTACTAACACAGAAGCTCTATTAGTACATGATGGTTCTGTGGCATACGTGATGCCTTATAATCAAAACTCTACAAATACAAACCAAACTCCGTTAATAACTCTATCAGCAGATATCAGTGGAGGCAATGTGAGATTATTGGCTAATGCTCCTACAGCAATCAATTATGATGTAAGAATGTATAGAATAAGATTGAGTGATTCAGAATCTGCCAACACAGGAACATATACTAAAATATTAAATGCTGTGACTGTTACTTCTGATTCTACCACTATTGATACATTCAGTTCTGCCAGCTATATTGCTGCCCACTATGTAGTGGTGGCCTACAGCAGCAATGAAGGCACAGCTTCTATCTATGATGTTTCTGTAGCCACAGAAGGTGTAACTGCTGCACTTTGTAACAGTTATGCTTCTTCTAAATCTGGTCCACAATTAACTTTTGCTGTGGATCATACCAACGGTGTTGTGACGCTGAGTGCTTCTAGCAACAGTGGAGGTAACACCATAGTTAATGCTTATAGAACACAATTGCCTATGCCTACAGCAGCAGATCCATTTAAAACTATAGACTCATGGAGCAAAACTACCTATCGTGGTGCAAAATATTTCATCACAGTATCAGGCACAAACATAGGTCAATATGATGCTCAGGAAGTGGCTGTGATACACAACGGTACTGACGCTTTCAATACTGTGTACAACCTTGTTCAAACAGGCAGCTCATATCCAAATGGCCTAGTAAGTATATCATCAGCTGTCAGTGGCAGTAACGTGATATTAAAAGCAGTGTCTAATGGAGAATCTGCACTTAAAGTGACCATGGTAAGACATAGAACCATAGTGTAATTTTACCAAAAATACAGTTTAAGATTGACACATTTCCATTTTCGTGTTATAAATATAGCTGACACAAGAAAAACACAAACACACACACAGAAAGGAGTTTTTATTATGTCAAACATTAAATCAAAAAGCGGCTACGAAATACGTGCCGATCTATTAGGACTTGCGAAACAAATCGCTGAGTTCAACTACACAATCAAACAAGCCGAGTACGAGTACAGCCTAAAGAAAGATGGTGACCAAGTGGTTGCTGAATTCAAGGCTCCGGTGGTTACTGCGGAAGATATCATTGATACAGCAAAAAAATTCAATGACTTCGTGACCAATGGTCAAAACTACACAGAGCAGGCTCAAGTGTTGGTTGAGAACGTGAAGAAGTTCAATGATAAAGTTCAGGAAAGTTTCAAACCTGAAACCATTCAGAAGAATGTGAAAGAATTTCAAGACAATGTTCAGAAATTCTATTCAGTTTTCACAAACGGTGTAGCTAAAAACTAAATATCCGTAAAAAACGAGACACTGAGCTCGGCAACGGGCTCAGTTCTTAAAAAGAGGTAAGAATAATGTTCCCATACAATGTATGCGAAAATCTTTGGTTAAGTGAAAGAGACAAAAAAGAAACAAAAGTTAAAACAAAAAAAAGATCCGTTAGATATGTGGATTTTAAGTCAGTTGGGTTCGGTATAGGAGAACAACACGACATCCTAACCAGACAACACGAGATCCTGCCAAGAAGATTAGATTTGGTTACTCAGTTGAGAAGAAAAAAAGATTTTTTTTCAGCTGGTACATTGGCATTAACATACTACATAATAATCATGTTAATGACGATGTTTTTGGTTGTTAGTCTTTACTGGATGACCAATTAAACTTATCTTTTAGATAAGTATATCATGTTTAACTTATTAGACTTTCTTCCAAGTCCTAAAGTGGCACAACCATCGTACCCACGTGGTTTTAATAGTGAAGCACACCCCAACGCAGGCAATTTCCAAGAATACAATTACGAATTAGAGTGGATGGAATGCCACTGGAATCATGTATATCAATGTATAGATATGGTCACTGCCTATTGGTATCCATGGATTGATCGCAAAGCTATTCACAATCTTTATCCCGATCTATACAATTAAATCCAATATAGTCTGTAATTTTCCTTTGATGCTTTTATTATTGAGAGTGTTTCTCAATCCTGCATGAAGATTCTTTGGCCAGCATTCAAATGCACACCAAGCATATGAGCTGTGTTCTTCGTTTAATCGTGGAAGGAATTCTTCTGCCACACAGATTACGTATGTATTAAAAAAAAACTTTTGATCATTGCTGGTGAATAATTCTAACGGTATTACTTTTTTAAAGGCAGCAGTCAAACCAATTTCTTCTTGAATTTCTCTTTTTAGTCCTTCGAATGCACTCTCTGTGTATTTGTTTCGTCCGCCCACTAATCCCCACATACCGCGAGTTTTTTCATCATTGCGTTGCAGAAATAGGAATCTTTTAGTGTTTACTGCGTAAAATAACGCACCAGAACATATGATATTATCTTGCATGATTCAATTATAGCACAAGTGTCCACTTGCCTGCAATATAGATACCTTCATAACTCTTAACCCAGTTTGTGCCATTGTATTTGTATTGAATGCCTGTGTTAAGATTGGTAACATATTCCACTGTGGAGTCAAATGCAGATGCGTCCCATACCACACTCCATGAGTTGGTAGTACTATTATATTGTACAATATCGTTGGCCTGAGCATTTAATCCACCTTGCCAATATTGTGTACTATCTCCAATATCTGCTGTAATAAGATATCTTGTACCGTTAGCAGGAGCAACACTAGCATCAAATGTTAGTGGATTTATAATTTTATTCACAGACGGTATTGTATTTGCAGGTATTGTATCACTATCGATATTTAATAGAAGAATAGTCTCATCTAGAGGAGATACTGATATCGTGCCCACTACCTCATTGCCATTTTCTTGTTCTAATTTGACTTGACTTAATCCATTAGTAATTCTTCCATATTGATTTAATAATATGTTCCAGTTTATCGGAGGACCAAATTGTTCAAAAGGATCTAGCGTGGTTTCTGCTCGAGCACCTGTGTAAAATCCATCTCCGCCCGAACCAATGTTGGTACCTGTACTGCCTAATATTCTCAACTGATTGCCTGTTAATAATAGAGCATAGTTGTTAGGAGTTATGTAAGATTTTGATATTAGAGTACCATCTATTAATCCTTCTGAAATACCACCATTATCATCATACACACTCATAATAATTTTTTGTATTACTCCTAATTTAGAAACTTTAACTGGTGGTGACAACCATATAGGCATGCTGAAGCTGATCGACGCCACGTCTATTTCTGTGTCAGCACCCACTGGAATGGTTCTTGAACTGTATGTTATGTCTTTCAACTCGATATAACTCAAGCTGGTCCAATCGATATAGTTGTCACTCTTTTGAATTTCAAAATCTGGATTAAAAAGATACAGAATTTGTTCTAATATCTGTAATTTCATATCTGTATTTGTGGTATAGATATCTGCTTTAACATTTAATCTAAATGGACTCGGCATCACTTTTTCTATGGTATATCCTGCTCCTAGAGTGTTGTCATATTCTCCAGTTGCTTCATTATAATTTCTTTCTTTGAGATGTTGTTTTTCTATATGATAAGGATTTTGCATTCTTTCTCTGTCATAATCTAACGATGTA